CGGTTTCATATTGTACTTAAATCAAACCAGTGGTGTAGCCAAACTTGTGGTGATCAAAAGCAAAAGTTTGAGGTAGGCGAGGTCTGGTGGTTTAACCACAAAAAAATACACACAGCGGACAATGTTGGCATGACAGACAGAGTGCATATAATATTTGATTGTGTAACTAAATATCCTTTATGCCATTTACGAGAACAAGTGTGACCGTAACCCCAGATAGTACAGCTACTGTTAACAAAAGTAGGGTATCCAAAACGGAAATCAAACTTGCTACAGTTGACGAAATGTTGGCAGAAGCAAATGTCTTGTTTGAGGAGCATTACGAAGAGATTGCTCGTAACAAACAAGTTATGAAGCTAAAGCCAGATGAAGAAACGTACCGCAAAATGGAGTTGGCACGCCAAATCTTCATTCTCTCAGCAAGGCAAAATGATGTATTGATAGGTTATTCTGTTAACTTTGTCACTAATCATTTACATTATGCTGATCTGCGTATAGCCCAAAATGATTTGTTGTTTATCGGCAAAGAACATAGGGGTGGCAGAATCGGTTTAAAATTGATTAGAGAAACAGAAAACCATGCAACATCACTCGGCTGCAAACTAATGCTATGGCATTGCAAAGAAAACACCACTTTGTCAGCTTTGTTACCGAGAATCAACTACGGTGTACAAGACATTATTTATTCCAAGGAGTTATGACATGGGAGTTGTAGCAGCAATTGCCGCAGTTGGATCTACATTTGTAGCTGTCAAAAGCGCAAATGACCAACGTAAAGTACAAAGACAGGCATTAGAAGACCAACGTAAAGCCAATGAACGTGCAGAATCTCGTGCAATAGCAGAGAAACAAAGATCAGAACAAGAGTACAACAGAGCCAATAGGCAAAATGTAGATGTTGAAAGTTCATTAGATGCTGCTGAATTGTCAGCACAACAGGGAGCATCTGGAACATTGTTAACTGGCAACATGGGAGTAGATCCTAATGAATTAAACCTTGGTCAAAACACATTATTAGGCGGTTAATTAATGAAAACCAAGAGAGAAAAACTACTGACAAGGTGGGGTCACCTTAGATCAGAAAGGGCTACTTGGTGGTCACATTGGCAAGAAGTGACAACATACTTATTACCGAGAAACGGACGTTATTTTGTACAAGATAGAAACAAAGGTCATAGAAGACATAACTCGATATACGACAATACTGGTACTAGAGCGTTAAGAACACTAGGTGCTGGCATGATGGCAGGTGCGACATCCCCTGCAAGGCCGTGGTTTAGGCTAGGAACAGTAGATCCAGAACTTAATAAGTATTCACCTGTCAAGATGTGGCTGAATGATGTAACAGAACGTATGCAATTGGTGTTTACCAAGTCTAATACATACCGTACTTTGCATAGTATGTATGAAGAATTAGGTGCATTTGGTACTGCTGGGTCAATAATTTTACCTGATACTAAGACAGCTATACATCATTACCCTGTAACCATTGGAGAATATGCAATAGCTACAGATTATCAGGGCAGAGTTAACACTTTGTACAGAGAATTTCAAAAAACAGTAGGAGAACTGGTTAGAGAATTTGGATATAACAAATGTTCAACGTCCGTTAAAAACCTGTTTGACAGGGGTAACCTAGATAGCTATGTAACTGTAATACACGCTATAGAACCAAGAGATGATAGGGAACGTGATTTTCAAAAGAAAGATAATACCAACATGGCATTCAAATCTTGTTATTTTGAGCAAGGTGGTGATGGCGATCAGGTGTTACGAGAAAGTGGATACAAAGAATTTCCAGCAGTTGTGCCAAGATGGGGTGTTGCAGGTGGCGATATCTACGGCAATTCACCGGGAATGGAAGCATTAGGTGACATAAAACAGTTACAACACGAACAATTACGCAAAGCACAGGGCATTGATTACCAAACAAAACCACCATTACAAGTGCCTAGCTACATGAAAAACAGAGATGTAGATAGTTTGCCCGGTGGTGTTACGTTTGTTGATGGTCAACAGGGCAAAATTGAGACAGCATTTAACGTAAATCTTAATTTAAATCATTTATTAGCAGACATACAGGACGTAAGGCAGCGTATTAATGCAAGTTTTTATGCTGATTTGTTTCTTATGTTGGCAAATGCTACTGATACAAGAATGACAGCGACAGAAGTTGCAGAGCGTCACGAAGAAAAACTGTTGATGTTAGGGCCGGTTTTAGAAAGGTTACATAACGAATTGTTAGACCCATTAATTGATATTACGTTTAACAGAATGGTAGAAAATGATTTAATACCACCTGCCCCACCAGAATTGCAGGGCATGGAATTAAACGTAGAATTTGTATCTATGTTGGCGCAAGCGCAACGTGCAATAGGT